TGAGCAGCGCCCAGGAGGATCTTCGGGAGTGGTTCGGATTCGTTGAGCAGTCGAACGAGGCTTATGCCGACGAACTCGCCAGCCTGATCAGGCGGGCCCAGGTGATCTGTCCGATGCTCGAGGATCCAATCGAGGCGGCTCGCGCCTGGACGATGGCTGTGTACGCGCGCCGCATCCTTCGGGCGGCTGGCTACCCAGCTCCCCGGGGCAGCTTGGCCTGGCTGCGCCAGCGGACTGGAGCGGTCAGCCCATGAAGGTCAGGACCGGGGTCGCCGGCCGCTTCCTGGATCCGACGCCGGGCCAGCTGGCGCACAACCGGATCCGGCCGCCCAGCCATCTGGTCGAGACGGTCTCGTTCGCGGCGCCCTACCGGCTCGCCTGCGCCCGCTGCGACTGCGGCGAGCTCGTCCTGCCGGCGCCCCGGCGGGCCTTCTACTCGATCGACTCGGCCCTCGCCGACGCCTTCGCGGCCCACCGCCGGGCCATGGGCTGCTCGAGCTCGGACGTCGGCTTCCGCACCTTCTTCGACCCGCCCGTCCGGGTCAAGGTGGTCCACCACCGCATCGACCATGGCCTGGCGCGAGCGGCTCTCGCATGACCAACGCCGGCTGGGTCTCCGCCCGCACCGTCGCGACGATGATCGAAGCATCGCCTGACTTCGTGCGCCGCGAGGCCCGGGCCGGCCACCTGCCCTATGCCCGGCTCGGCCGGCTGGTCCGGTTCGCAGTGGAGGACGTCGATGCCTGGATCGCCGCGCGTAAACTGGCGCCAGGAGGCGTCACCCCTGAGAGCTCACAACGAGGGCTCGATCATCTTCCGGAGCCGGTCGCGCCGGTTCTTCGTGGCCGTCACGATGCCGGGCGGCCGGGCCGAGCGCCAGGTGCCGTGGCATCAGAACTGCCCGAGGCATCGACCCGCCGCCGATCCCAAATGTCGCGAGTGCCACGAGGCGGCCAAGGAGCTGCTGCGCGAGATGCTGGCGGAGCGGGACGCCGAACTCGACATCCCAGCCAGCCGCTTGACCCTCGCGGCGTACCTCCGCTCCTGGATCGCTGACATGGATGCCTCTCCCGCAACAATCGTGAGCTACCGCGGAGCAGTGGAGCAGCACATCATCCCGACTCTGGGGACGGTGATGATGGGATCCCTTGGACCCAGAGCCATTCAGAGATGGCTGGATGGCATGGAGGGGGGTCCGGCGTCGATCGCCAAGCGCCGGGCCGTCTTGCGCGCCGCGCTCAACCGAGCCGTGAGGCGGCGGATCCTGCTACGTAACCCGATGGACGGCACCGAAGCCCCGAAGGTCCCGGCGTTCCATGCCACCACCTTGGACGCTTCACAAGCCGGGATTCTCCTGGAAGGCACCGCCTCAGATCGTCTTGGACCCTTGTGGGCGCTCCTCCTGGGAACCGGACTGCGGATATCCGAAGCCCTGGGGCTGACCTGGGGCGACGTGGACCTCACAGGATCTGTGAGGGTTCACGCCCAACTCGCAAGGCGAAACGGTGAATGGGTCCGCGTCCCCACCAAAGCCGCGCGGAGCGTCGAACGCGTGGCGCTTCCCGGATTCGCTCTCTCGGCCCTGACGGAGCACAAGCGCCGCATGGGCGTGGAGTTCGGGTTGGTCTTCACCTCCCCGCGAGGCTGGCCCCTCCACGAACGCGACGTCATAAAGGCGCTCTACGCCGCCGAAGACCGACTCGGACTCCCGAGAGTGGGCTGTCACGGATTACGGCATTCCAATGCGGCCCTACTACAAAACGCCGGAGTTCCCGAAGACGTCCGAATGGCTCGTCTCGGGCACGCCACGGTCACGATGGCAAGGTACTACGCGGGCGGCGGAGAGCAGCCGGACAAAGATGCCGCCGCCACCCTCAACCGAGTGATCGGAGGTAAGTGATGGCGCGAACTCGGCCAATGGTGTCGATAGTTATGGTTTCTGGCGAGTTCTATCGCGACAATCCCGAAGGGGCTGAGGCCGAAATCGCGCGTGTGCTTGCCGATATGACGGAGGCCCGAGGTCCGCGCGGCGGCCGCTATCACCTGGGTCCGGTGACCTCCACAGCTCGACACGACGACTGGTTCATGGACAGGATCGAGGTCTATGCCCGTCGCCAAGGGACATACATCCGGCGCGCAGAGGAAGCTGACAAACGAGCTGCTGCCGATCTAGACCATGCGATAGGAGCGAAGTGATGGGACTTTCACGGGCGCAAGTGGATGCATACAAGCGGCTCGTTGACGCGATTACGGTCGGACTGGTGGCTGAACCCCATGCACTCGGGTTGACTTGGGACGGGGCATACGATGTGGCGACCCGCATCGCGCCACACCTCCCGATCCCTGAACTTGATGCCGCCTGGCCTGAGGCAGAGGCGGCGCTGCCAGAAGGATGGTTTCGGCCGCTCCATGTAACCATCGGGCCGACTGCCTCAGGTGGGACATATGCGGAATTGTTTGATTGGCCGGAGACGGCGGGGCTATCGGGCGCGCCATATGGAACAGGTCCCACCCCTGCCGCCGCTCTCCGAGCCCTCGCGGCGAAGTTGCGGGAGGAGAAGTCGTGAGCGAGCACATCTGCCCCAATCTCCAGCGTCTGCCCTGCTCTGAGACGGCGGCGCATGTCCGAGTCGATGACTTCGGGATGACCTGGCATCTGGTCCGGACGGGTTCCTGGATGCATTGGATCAGCCAGGAGGAGTGGGAGGACGGTATCGACCTCCCGGAGACCGGCGGGCGCGTCGACTGGTGGACTGGCATGTTCTACCAGTGCATGCGGGACATTGAGCCGTGAGGCGGCTTATGCCGAGCATCTGCGCGGCGAGTTCAGTGAGAGGGGCGCGTCATGATTGACTCGCTTTTCGAGCGCATGCGGTTCCTCAAAGACGGCGCACCTGCCAGCTTGGAATTGGATGCATTGGTCAGATGGGGCTTCGTTGAGGAAACGATCCATCTTGTAGACCCGGCTGACATTCGCAGGAGCAAGTGCGGCCGAACGGGCGCCGCCGTCTCGGGCCATGGTCTGACGAGTATCTTCGGCCTATCTCTACCGTCTGATTGCCCTGAGTGTTTGGCTCGTTCTGCGGGTGAGACTGCGGTCGAACCGCTCCAAACCGACCCATCCACGAGGGCCGGCGAGTGATTCCCGTAGTCTTTCCAAGTCTACCGCACCACGCTTGGCTGAACCAGCCATGAGCCGAAACCTCGTGCTACAGATGCTCCAGCGGCTCGGCGTGACCGAGATTGCGGGACTTTCTGCGGGTAGCGGGCGATGACGCCGTATTACCAGGACGAGCTGGTGACGATCTACCACGGGGACTGCCGGGAGTTGCTGCCGTCCATTGAGGCGGATGTGGTCGTGACGGACCCGCCTTACGGGATAGGTTGGCGGCGAGGTGTCAACCATGCTCGTGGTAGTCGGGCGCACTCTGGGATCATCGGAGACGGGGATACGTCGATCCGGGATGAAGTCCTAGCCCAACTCCGACAACTCCCCGGCATCGTCTTCGGCTCGTTCTATGCTCCCTTCCCGGATCAACTGCGGCAGGTTTTGGTCTGGCACAAGCCGCCCGACGCGGGGCTCGTGGGCTCCGCCACCGGGTATCGCCGGGACGCCGAACCGATCTTCTTGGTCGGCCCCTGGCCCGTGTTCCTCTGCACGCGCAGCAGCGTTCTCCGAGTAATGGCGGGGCAGGCCGGCACGACTACCGCGACTGGTCATCCCCACACCAAACCTTTCGCCTTGATGGTCTGGTTGATTGAAGCCGCCCCTCCCGGCACCATCCTCGACCCCTTCATGGGCTCCGGCACCACCCTGGTCGCCGCCAAGTCCCTGAACCGTCACGCCATCGGCATCGAGATCGAGGAACGCTACTGCGAGATTGCGGCTCAACGTTGCGCTCAGGGCGTCCTCGGGTTGGAGACGGCATGAACGACCTCTGCCCGGACCCCATCTGGCGCATCGTCGCCGACTCCAAACCGTGCGGCTGGTGTTGCAAGGACAAGGAGATGTGCCGGATCCCTGTCAATACAGAGGTCTGTCAAGGACAGGGCTGGGTACCACGCTGTGTCAGCCACTACGGCCGAGTCGTCCGAGATGGGCAGGTTCTGAGGCTCCAACGGGCGCCGCGATGAGCTACCAGGGCCACTTCCCACCGCCTCCTACGTCTCGCTGGGAGCCGGCTTGCATGGAACCCGCCGAACGAGAAGCGTGGCAACGCCATTACCAGGAGAGACCCTGTGTCGCCTGCACGATGGAGTTCCGGCGCCATGCGCTGTCTCAGGGAAGGTGTAACGGCGAGATCCCCAGCGTATTGGGAGGTCATCCTCGAGCACAGATTCCAGAAGAGGAGAGGGTGGCTCGAAGGCGCGCCGCATGGCGTGAATATGACCGCCGTCATCCAGGTCGGCATGTGGGTAAGTCCCTTGCCACCACGAATCCTTCGCAGCTACGCTCATCTCGTGCATAGCCCAGCCGTCACGCTCAGGGCACGCTCGGACCGCAACTCCGAGCAGCGACTGCTGTCGGACACCTGTTCCCTATCGGCAGAGGAAGTCTGGGCGATCCTGGAGGCACAGCCGGGTTTCAATGAGGGGATGGCTCGGGCGCTGGCTCAGTTGGACTCAGGTCAGCGGATCGAGTTCGAGCCAGTCGTTCATCGGGTGACCAAATGACGCCCCTCCTTCCTCCGAAGGCTCGTGGTGACGAACGAGCCGACTCCTTCCCGTCCTCCTGTGCTCGGATTGACGGGACTCCTGCCCGGGGGCCGATCCCCCTCTCGGCTCCCGGGCTTGTTGATTGGCACCACGGATTCAGCATCCAGGTCTACCCAGAGTTAGAGGATTCGAGTTGGACTGCCGAAGTCCCTGAGATGCCGGGATGTATCGCCGGCGGTCTGACGATGGTTGAGGCGGTCGTTCAAGTCGCCGATGCCATTGAGGCGTGGACTGAGGCGCAGGAATGACCGTCAACCGCCTCCTCCAGCTGGGCGCCGGAGCCTTCCTCGTCTTCCTGGTGCTCTTGGAGGGGTTCTGTGTCCTGACAGGTCAACCCACGATCTCCGACCGTCTCCAGGAATGGGCAGCGGCGAATGTCCAGCTCCTTGCCCTCGTCTCATTCTTGGTCGGTTGGTTGGTGGCTCACTTCACGTCGCCTGTCGAACAGAGACTCTGGCGATGATGGTCCCTGGCTCCCTTGTGCGGCTCGCCATTCATCCCGAGGGCTGGCTGGCTGGAGCTCGGGCGCTGTTCGCAGCCGGCATCATAGCCGCCGTCGGCGCGACGTCTCTTGCGGCTGGCGTCCATGTCGGCACGGGCTTCCTGATCGCGTCAGGGGTCCTGCTGATCGGCGCTGCCCTCGCCATTGGCACGTTTCTGGCATACGCGGCAGCCGGTCCGCGGCGTCGGCGCATGAGCACCGAACCTGCCTTTCCCAATCCGGAGCCCAGGGGAGACGAAGGCATGATCGCCCTTGTCACTTCGCTGATAAACGGCCGGTTCGACGATCTCAACGATCGACTCGACCGCGACAAAGCCGACCACCAGAAACTCCACGAGGACGAGAGCCTACGCAACGAGCGGCACTGGATCGATCAGAGCGACTTCTGCAAGGCGCACATGGGGCCGCTCGAGACTGACCTCAAGGCGCGGACGGATGCCGGAATTCGGATGAACGCTCGCATCGCGCCGATCAGGATCCTATGGAACTGGGCGAACGCCCACCCCACATCTGTCGCCGTCATGGTCGGGTTTGCCCTGGCAGCAGCGACCTACGTCGGCTGGCAGCGGCCATGAAGCGACTTGCCCGTCTCCAGGCTGAGCAACAGGCCGACATGGAGCGCGCCGCCGCCTCAGAGCCCCTCAGCCCCTACGCCACCGAGTGCGCCCGCCACAAGCGCGACACCCTGCACGCGGACCTGACCGGTCGCACCGTGCGCAGCGACTTCACGGCTGACCGGGAGTTGGCAGTCCCACCGGACGCCGTCACGGAGATGCCATGACAGAACCACACGAGATCATCTTTGCGGCCAAACCTTCGCCGCCCGACGAGCGAGATTGGCCCCTCTCGGCGATCTATCGGCTGCCCGAGGGCCTCACGCTCCCCGATCGTGCTCGAGTCAAGGGTATTCCCTCGCCACCCTATGACCAGGACGGCACGCCTCGCTGCGTTACCTACTCGGGTGCGGGAAACGCGACCATCGCGGAGGACCCCGAAGCCGGGGGTCAGGTCCGTTTCAATGCCGATGAACTCTATGCCCGCTGCAAGGAGAAGGACGGCGACCCGACCGGCGACGGCACGTACATTCGAGTTGCTGCGGACATCCGCCTCAAGCGCGGCATGTTTGCCACCACTGGCAGGGTCGCTGGCGAACTCCTCAAGATCGGCAGCTACGCCAAACTCGCCCTGACCTATCTGGACTTCGAAACGGCGATCTACGCGGCCTCAGATCAGGCGAATCCGCGCGTCGGCGGGGCACCCTGGGTTGCTGGAAATTGGCCGGCCAACTGGTTCAACGTCCCCGCCAACGAACTCCTGCCGCCGCCCGTCTTCGCGGCCAGCGCCCAGGGCCACGCCTTCGATATCATCGAATACTGGCGTTCCCACCCAGCGGGCCGGTGCTTCAAAATCCTCAACTCTTGGGGATCGGACTTCGGCGAGCACGGCGAGGCTTGGGTTCGCTACGACGATCTCATGGCCGTCCTGTGGGAAGGCTGGAAGACCACCGACGCACCGGATCCGGCTCCGCCGGCGCCCGTGAGCTACGGCGACTTCACCGTCTCCAAGGTAGGCACGGCGACCCTCAACGCCGCTCCTTCCACGATGCAGGTCATCTCCGTCCGAACCGGTCATGGTCGCAACCCCGTCTCCACGACTTATCCGGCAGTAGACGGTGGAACCAAGACGTTCGCCTGGCTGGGAGCCGAAGGGCTGAACCAGCACGTTTACCTCGTCTCAGATCGCGGGGAGCCTTGTTGGCTGCTCGCTCGCAACTGCACGTTCGCCTGAAAGGAACAAACACATGCTCTGGGGACGCTCACTCCAACTCTGGTCGAACCTCGTTCAGGCCATCGCTGCCGCGGTTGTGGCAGTGGCGGCCTTCATGGGCGACTCGGTTCCCGCTGGCGTGATCGCGACGGTCGTTGCGGTCGTGCTGGCCGCCCTGGGCTTGCTCGCCAATCAGGCCCTCACCGGCTCCCTGCTGGGCCGGAAGCACTGACCGATGGGCCCATACAAGTGTCCTGAGTGCGGCATCTGGTGGGCAGGCTTGGAGCATCGCTGCCACCTGGCGCCTCCCACGGTCACTCAACCATCCGTCGTGGAACCGTTCGTTGTCGGTCCTCAATGGGTGCGGATCAATGGCTGGGATACCGGCACTTCCGCACCCTTCTGTGGCATCTGCAAGACGTGGCATATCCCCGGAGCCGGTCCTTGTGACCGAACTTATTGCGCATGACGCCGTTCAACGACCTCTTCCAGCTCTACGCCGAACCCCTAACGGCAGATGCTGCGTATGCGGCCGATCCGAGCGGCGATGCCTTCCGGGCATGGCACAAGGCCAAGTTCGAGGAATGGTGCGAGTTCGTGAACCTGCGCCGGACTCCTACCGAGCAGGACGTAGCGGACTTCTATCGTTGGCTGTTCGAGCGAACAGATCGGATGGCGGCGTAATCATGAAGACCGCCCAGCGCACTGCGCAGTCCAAGGCCATCTCCGTGCCCGCATCGCGTCGCCCTGCGGCCCGAGTAGCGCCGACTCCAACCCAGGCGGTCAACCCTGCGCCCATCCAGGCAATGGTGGGCACCACTCTATTGCCCTGGCAATCCGAGTTGATCAAGAGGGTGGACGCCCTCACTCCTGAGCAACGCACTAGGCGAGGGATACGCACCCTGATCGAGATAGTCGAGCGTCTCAAGGCTGGGCAGCGATGACCTACGACTCGCGGCAGGGTCGGTCCTATCGCAAGGCGCGTCTTCGCGTACTGCGCAGGGATGGGGGCGTATGCCGGTACTGTGGCGGCCCAGCAGATACGGCCGACCACGTCATCCCTCATGCAGATGGCGGTGGGGACGGAGATGACAACCTCGTGGCTGCGTGCGGGCACTGCAACAGGAGCAAGGGCAGAGGCACTGCCCCTCGTGCGCGACGATCGGCGTCAGTTTTTAGTAAACGCGCAGTCAATACGTTCGCCCTTGACAAAATCTCTCTCCCCTCACGTCGCTACTTCCCGATAGTCGGCGATTACAGCCGAAAGCCGGCCGAAGATGCTGGCGGCTGACGCCATTCGCCAGAACAGTCGAAGAGGGCGCGGCAGTCCGACTCCCCGGATCGCACCGCCTGTTCCGGCGCGGAGTCAGGTTGCCGAGTTCGAGGCGCAAGCCAAGGAGATCGGCATCTCGCTGTTCCCCTGGCAGCGTTGCACCGGGCGGTATCTGGAAGCCCTCGGGGCGCGCGATCACTACCTCTACCGCGAGGTGGCGATCATCGTTGCTCGCCAGAACGGCAAGACCGAGATCCTGGTGCCGCTCATCGTCAAGCGGCTCCGGGCCGGACTGAGAATTGCCCATACGGCCCAGAACCGCGAACTCCCGCGTGAAGTCTTCATGCGCATCGCCGACGTCATGCTGGAGCACTACCCGAAGGACCTCAAATCCAAGCCGCGGTTCGCCAACGGTCAGGAGGAGATCAGACTCCGCAACGGCGGCGTCTACAAGATCGTGGCGCCGACCCGCGGCGGTGCGCGCGGGCCATCCAATGACCTGGTCCTCCTCGACGAGCTGCGCGAGATGGACGATTGGGGCTTCATCGACGCCGCCAAGCCGACGACGATCACCCGCAAACTGGGTCAGGTCGTCTACCTGTCCAACGCCGGCACGGATACCTCGATCGTCCTCAATACCCTACGCAAGCGCGCCGAGACCGACCCGTCACTGGCCTATCTCGAATGGAGCGCCGCACCCGAACGCGCGCCGGACGATCACGCCGGCTGGTGCGAGTCCAACCCCTCGATCGGATATCTGCCCGAACTTCTGCCGTCGCTCGAGCGCGAGTACGTCTCGGCCACGCTGGGCGAGACGATGCCCAGTTTCGAGACCGAGCATCTGTGCCGCTGGGTCCATACCCTCGCCAAGCCGCTCGTGGATCCGAAACTCTGGACGGCCGCCGAACAGGTCACCGGGGAACCCGTCCGCCCTATCCTGGCGCTGGCGCTCAATCAGGCCGAGTCGCGCGCGTCGGCAGCCATCGCCTGGTCAACCGAGAATGGCGTGGCCGTGGAACTCGTCGCCGACGTGACGGGTGAACCGATCGACCTCGAGGCCTTCGGCCCGGAACTCGCCCGGCTGGTCCGTGCGTTGCGGGTCTTCCGCATCTTCTACGACCCCTACTCGGAACCGCTGGTGCGCTACCTGCGCCGACCCAACGAAAAGCCCAACTCGACGCGGCTGCACAAGATCAGCGCCGAGGAGTTCACCAATTCCTCGGCCTCATTCGTCCGCCTGCTCGAAGGCGGCAAACTCGCCTGGTCCGGTGAACTCGGCCGCACCGTGGCGGCCGATCTCGCCCTGACCACCAAACGACCCAATGCGGGTGGGTTCGTTGCCGTGCCCGCCAAAGAAGACGAAGCCATCACCGCGGCCTTGGCGGTGATCCGGGCAGTCGGGGCCGTCGCCGGCCCGCGGCCGATGCCCGCAGTGTTCGTGTGAATAGGAGCGTCGAACGATGAACATCCCGCGTGCTCTTCGCTCCTTCTTCTCACTGGAAACCATGCAGCCTCCTCGTGAGCTCTCCACGCCTTTCGAGGAGCAGATCGCGAGCCGCGTCAGTCGCCGGGCGGTCGATCCGTTCTTCGTGCCGTCGGTCAAGCAGGCTCTCGGGGTGCCGTCGATCCTGAGTGCCGTCTCGCTCATCGCGGGCACGGTCGGATCGCTGGTCATGGAGGCTTACGTCAAGGGCGTGGTTCAACCCCAGGACCAGGCGCCGCGGCTGATCGTGCGACCCAATCCGTTGACGACTCCGCGGGCGTTCTACCGCGACACGGCGTACTACCTTGCCAGCCGTGGCGAGTGCTGGTGGAACGTCGCGATGCGGGATGGCGACGGCAACGCGTTGGCGCTCGTGGTGGTTCCGCCCTGGGAGGTTACTGTCTGGCCCAATGCGACCGACCGCTTCACGCCGCACATCTACTGGCTCGGCAAGGAGTTCTCACCCCAGGATTTGCGGCTCATCACCTACCTGCCCGACGACGACAGGATCGGTCGCGGCGTCGGCCCTCTCCAGCTCTGCGGCGCGGCGGTTTCCGCGGCGGTCGAGGCCCAACGGTTCGCCGCCAACTACTTCGCCGGCGGTCCCGCCTCCGACCTCATCAAATGGGCGTCCGAACTGGACCCAACCCCCGACGCCAATGGCTTGAACGAAGCCCAGCGGATCGCGGCGCAGTGGGCCGAGCACAATCCCGGGTTGCCCCGAGTCGTGGATATCAACTTCGAGGATGTCAAGAGCATCGCGCCCGATCCGGCCAAGGCACAGATGACCGAGAGTCGGAGTTATTCCAATGGCGACGCGGCACGGATGTTCCGCGTCCCCGGCCACCTCATCGAATACGTCCAGTCGGGTACATCGCATGCCTACCAGAACGATTCGTCCGTGTGGCGAGAGTTTCAGGAGGGCTGTCTGTCGCCGCTGTATCTCGAGCCCATCCAACAGGAGATGTCGGACCTTCTGACCCGTTCGACGGTGGCGGCGTTCAACCTGGATGGCCTGCTGCGAGCCGATCCGAAGACTCGCGCGGAGGTCTACCAGGCGCTCATCCCGTTGGGCGTGATGACTCCCGAACAGGCAGCCCAGAGAGAGGGTTACACCCCGGGCGACGCGGAGTACGCCCCGGTGCCGTTCGCACCTCCGGCGGCCGTTCCGCCTCCGATCCCGACCACGTTCGCGTCGCGTGCCATTCGTTGTGCGAACTGCAACCGCATTCTCGGGAACCCGATCACGCCGCCGTATCGGATTCAGTGCCCGCGCTGCAAGACCATGAACGCGGCATGAACATCGTCCACTTCCATCCCGGACCCGATACCGGCGGCCAGTCGGCTGGGGGTAAGCCCATCCTCGAAGCTGCCGGCCATCACGTCCGGGCTTTTGCCCGGCAGCCGCATGCCTTCGGGTATCCCCCGACCGAACTGTCGAGCATGATGGGCGGAGACCCGGAGACCGAAGAGGCGTTCGAGTGGGCCGATCTGGTCATCGTCCATAACCTGCCCGGGCTATACGCCCGACTGGCCAGGGATCGGCGGAAGCCGCTCATCATCCACCACCATGGCTCGCGTTTCCGCCGCGACGGGGCCCTCTTCTGGCACTACGCCGCCGAACTCGGAGCCGTCCAGGTCGTTTCGACGGTCGATCTTCTCGTCGATGCGCCGGGGCCGGTCTACTGGCAGCCCCAGAACGTCGACCTGGCCAAGATGGAGGCCATTCGCCGCGAGGTGTCGCGCGAGCGGCCCAGCGGGCCCATTCGGGTCGTCCAAGCCCCGACCAACCGCCATATCAAGGGCACGGCGATGCTGCAGCAGCAGATACGGGGCACTGGCTTGGACCTGGTGCTGGTTCCCCCGAATACCAAATGGGACCGATGCCTCCAGATCAAGGCCCTGGGCGACATCTACGCCGACCAGTTCGCGCTCGGCTACGGCAACAACGCGATCGAGGCGTGGGCGATGGGCCTGCCGGTGGTCGCCGGAGCCTCTGAGCCCATCCTGGAGCGGATGAGGGCCGAATACGGGCGCCTGCCCTTCCTGACATCCGATGCCTCGAATCTGCGGGCCAACCTGCTGGCCCTTGCGGAGTCGGCCGATATGCGGGCCGAATGGGCGGCTCGGGGCATGGAGCACGTCCAGCGGTTCCATGCGCCTGAGGCATGGCTGGCCCGCTTCGAGGAGATGGCGCAGCTCGCGATGTCCAACTTTGCCGCCAGAGCAGCCTAAAAGGAGACGAAATGGGTTACCGGCGAACGCACCTCGCGGCGGCAAACGCTGCCGTGGCGAACTACATCGTGACTTCCTGCGACATGGCGGACGGGAACTACACCCTCGCCAAGCAAGACATGCCGACCGAAGGGGCTCGGCATGTCAGCGTGACCCGAACCGTTACGAACACCGGCGACACGGTCGGCAAGATCAAGATCTACGGCCACGACCTTCTAGGTCGGCCACAGAACGAAGAGATCACCCCCGGCGCGACCGGTGTCCCGGTCCTGTCAACGAAGTGGTACACCGGGCTCACGCAGGCGACGCAGTCTGGCCACACCACAGCCGGCGCATCCGCTGACACCATCGTCATCGGCGTGGGCGCGGACATCATCGTGGCTGAGGGCAGCGGCACCCTCGAGCGGGTCATCGTGAACACGACCGCCGCGGGCGCGATCACCCTGGCCGACGAGAACGGCACCATCGGCGTGCTCAAGTCCAACGTCGCCGAAGGGTTCTACACCTACGAGGTCGAGTACAGCGGTTATCTCAAGGTGACGCTGGCTGCGGCCTCGGACGTGACCATCGTTCACTCGCCGGCCTGACAGCCTGTAAATGGGCCTTGACAGGCAGTAGTAACCTGATATCGAACCGAATATCTCCCGGGCAGTGACCATTGAGTCCAGTTCCCGGTAAGAGGCCTCCGCGCATGAGCCCACAAGCGCAGCGTTGGAGGTCTTTTCTTTTGGCAGAGATCGATCAGGGCGCATGGGACGGACCGGCAGCGATGTCCGCCTGCGCCGGGTCCGATGACCCCGCTGCCGCCTATGAGGCGATCTGCGCCGGACGTCGCGAGGGTGACCCGGCTCTGCAGTCCTCGTGGGCGCTCCCCCATCATTCCCACCCGGGCGATCCGCCCAACGCCGACGGCGTTCACGCGGCTCTTTCACGTCTTCCCCAGACGCAGGGGTTGACCAACGAAGAGGCCGCCCACAGCCACCTTGAAGCCCACATGGCGGCCATCCGGCAGGCCGAGGGCACCAACGCCAGCTTGCCGGACGTGCGAACTCTGGACCTCGCGGATGAGCACGTCCTGACGGTCGATGCCGCCAAGCGGATCCTCGGCCTGCAGATCATGCCCTACGGCGTGGTGGCGGAACATCCGCAATACGGCCGGCTGTTGTTCGAGCCGGGCTGTTTCGGCACTCCCGATCCCTCGGCGGTCCGTCTTCGGATGGATCACGAGGACCCGCCGACGGGTCTGGGCGTCTCCTTCTCGGAGTCGTCCGGCGCGGCCCGGATGGATTTCCAGGTCTCCAAGACCCCGCGCGGCGACGAGCAACTGACGCTCGCCAAGGACGGGGTCAGTCGCGGCGTCTCCATCGGCTACTCCGACGGACCCAACCGGCCGCAGACCAAGACCATCTACGGCAAGCGGACCACCGTCTATGGCCCCAACTCGGCGACTCTCGCCGAGGTTTCTACCACCTGGCGACCGACCTTTTCCGAGGCCGGCGTTCTGTATGCCCTCAACAGGCAGGAAGGGAATGGCCTCGTGACTGAGCCGCAGAATCCCCCGGTCATCGAGGCCGGGATCGACTACGAGCGCATGGCTGCCGCCATCGTGGCCGCCAACGCCCAGAACACCAGCAACACCAAGCTCGAGAAGGCGCTGGAGAAGTTCGACGAGCTGATCGAGCTCCAGCGCGCCCAGATCAAGGTTCCGGCCGGCCCGGCGCGCAAGCCGAAGCTCTACGACTGGGTCGAGTACACCCTGCGCAAGACCCGCGGCGAACCGATGCCGCCGACGCTGCTCAAGGAGCTGGCGCTCGACGACGTGGTCACCACCGAGCAGCCGGGCCTCGTCCCGAACATGTTGATTCCCGACTACCAGGATCTCATCAACCAGGATCGGCCGTTCCTGCAGTCCACGCGCCAGATCGCCCCTCCGGCCACCGGCACCTCGATGCTTCTGCCGATCATCACCACGCGCGCCGTTGCTGGCACGCAGGCCGGCGGGCAGAAGACCGTTCTGACCACCACGGCGACCAAGGTCGGCACCGGCACGTTCGCGTACCAGGCCGTCTTCGGCGGGGCCGACATCGCCATTCAGATGATCCAGCGAGCCGAGCGGTCTTTCTACGACCTCCTCACCGGCGACATGGGCATGGCCTATGCCCTCGACGCCGAGGCCAAGGCCATCGCCGCGCTGATCACCGGCTACACCGACAGCGCGACCAACAAGCACCTGGTCAATAGCGGCGGGGCGATGGACCCCGAAGACCCGCAGTTCGGCGTGGCCTGGTACAACTCCATCCACGCCTGCAAGCGCCCGCCGACGCACATCTGGATGAACGCCTACGCCGTAGGCGCCTTCATCGATGCCAAGGCTCCGATCACCAACCAGCCGCTCTATTCCAACCTGGCCGCGAACTTCACGGCTCGGGGCGGACCGGGCGGCTTCCTCTCGGGTCTGACCCCGGTCTACGTTCCGGCGATGGACGCCTCCGGCGACATCGACGTAATCATCGGACCGGCCTCGGGCTTCGTCTGGGCGGAAGACCCGGCCCTCCAGTTGACGGCCGACCAGCCGTCCCTCGCCGGTCGGGATATCGCCCTCGTGGGCGGCATCTTCCCGGCGCCGCGCTGGGCGGACGCCTTCACCGTCTACAACGTCAACTCCTAGACCCCCGGCCTTATGATCCCGATCCTGCAGCCCCCGGTCCGGCGCTGGTACTGCCCCAACTGCAAGGCGACGGCAGAGACGCGCCAGATCAACCAGGTTCCCGGGCACCTCTGCCCGCGCCTGCGAGGCCTGGCCGTTCCGTTCCTGCCGGTCGGCGTCGCAGCCAAGATCGAGGCGCGGGACCGAGAGGACTACGTCGGCGACGAACTGGTTCAGGTCGACGCCGAGGGCAGGCCGGTCATGTCAATCGTGACTACCCGCGACGAGGGCCAGGACTGCATTGTCCTGGCCCCCACCGCGACGCTTCGAGCGTAGGAGGCTGTCATGGACAAAGCATCCGGCACCGGAGCGGCCCGCGACGCGCGCGTGGCCACGATCCGGGCCGATGACATAGGGGCCCTCGAGCGGGCCTTGGGCGAGGCCCACCGGACCTACGAAGAGGACCTGCCGGCGCGTGTCCTCGCAGGCCTCGAGGCCAAGCGCGCCAAGATCCAGGCCCAACTCGATGCGACCGACGAGCTGACCGCTCGGGCGCGGGAAGGGACCCTCTGATGGCCTGGACGAACTCCAAGATCTTCACGGCCTACATCCACGACGTGCTGTGCAACACGAGCGCGGCCGACCTCGACACCGACGCCCTGATCGAGGCGGCGCTGTTCGACGGCACGATCACGCCCAACCAGGTCGACACCGCGGCCCACAACGCCTACGCCGCCGCCGGCGGCACGTGGGCCTCGGGCGGCGTGGTCGACACGGGCACCGGCGCTCCTGCCGGCTGGCCGGCCCTCGGGCGACCTCTGGCCTGGAGCGTCGCGACGCGCGTCACGGCCGCGACCGCGAACCCGATCGTGTTCGACTCCGACGACACGGTCAGCGCCAGCGACACCACCACCATCACCAACGCCAACGGCTGCCTGATCTACGACCACACAGCCGGGACCCCGACCGACGAGGGCATGTGCTACATCTACTTCGGCGGGGCCCAGTCGGTCACCCTCGGGCGCTTCACGATCCAGTGGAACGCCTCGGGCGTCATGAGCCTGACCCTCTAGGAGCCGCCTCGTGAGCATCGCCCCTCGCGGAACGTCAGTCGGGAGCAACAACGGCGCCGGTGGCACGTCCATCACCGTCACGTTCCCGACTGGCATCGCGGTGGGCGATGTCCTTCTCATGGGCATCGGCTGCGTCGGCGGATCCGGCATCACCTACACGACCCCAGGCGGCTGGACCGCCCTCGGATCACAGACCAACTCCGGCACCGCCCTGGCGCAGAAGTGCTTCTGGAAGGTCGTCACCAGCACCGAAGTTTCCGCGGGAAACGTCGCGGTCACCATCACCAGCTGCAAGGCCAGCGCGACCTGCATCGCCTACCAGGTCGCCTCCAAGGCGACGCCATCCTCGAACGACTACGTCGGCAAGTACAACTCGAGCTCGCTGACGGTCACGACGTCCGGCACGACCGCCGGCGCCAGCCGCAACGGCGCGTTCAACATCCTGGCCTCGATGCTCTACGGCGGCAACGGCACCGCCGCGGCGTCCACCTACAGCGCCGGCGCTTCGGCCAACGGCGGGACCGGCACGAGCTACGTCGAATCGGCCAACTGCTACAAGCTCGTCACCGCGCAGACCTACCAACCGGGCACGACGGAGACCTGGACCGGCACCGCCGCGGTCAACATCGCCGAGTCGGTCTTCATCCTCGAGATGCCGTCCCTCGTCGCCAGCGCGGGTGTCGCCTCGGGTACCGGTGCCACCTCGAATGCCACCACGCTCGACACGGCCGTGGCTCCTGCAGGACTGGCTTCCGGATCCGGCACGGCCTCGAACGCCACGACCCTCGACACGGCTGTGGCCCCGGCGGCCCTCGCCAGTGGAACCGGAGCGGCGCAGGCCCCTGCCGTCTTCATCAGCGCCATGCCCGCCTGCGCCTCGGCCACCGGCGCTGCCGGCGCCGCGACCGTTGCGGCCTTCCCGGCCCGCAACGCGCCGGCGGGTCTCGCTTCGGGCACGGGGGCGGCACAGAGCGCCACGGCCCTCCTCGCGGCGATGGCGGGGAACGCTGCCGCCACAGGCGCCGCATCGCCGGCGACCGTCTCGGCCTTCCGGATCACCTCGGCCCAGGCGCAACTCGCCTCGGCCAGCGCAGGGGCCCAGGGCGCCACCGTCCTGGTCCGGGCCTGCTCGAGCGGCCTGGCCAGCGGATCGGGTATGGCCTCAGCGGCCCTGGCAGCGGTCGGCGCGCAGCCGGGCGCCGCGACCGCCACCTGCGTGGCTCAGAGTGCCACTGCGAGCATCCGCACTCCCTGCGGGCTTGCCAGCGCCACCGGAGCCGCAGGCTCGGCTCTGGCCGACCTCGGGGCCATGGGCGGCCTCGCTTCCGGCTCGGGTTTGGCCCAGCCGGCGGCGGCCGGCGTCACAGCCGCGGCCAGCCTCGCGAGCGGGTCCGGCGCGTCATGGACCGCCGCGATCTCCACGCTGCACGAGACGCTTGCCCCTGCGGGTCTCGCTTCCGGATCTGGAAACGCATTCGATGCCGGGGCCGAGCTGCTGCCGTTCGTGTTTGTCGCCGCGCAGCAGGCGGCCGGTGTCGGGCAGGCGTTCGGCGCCTCGCCCCAACTCCTGATCGCGGTCGCCATGGCTCAGGGCTCCGGCTCCGCCGGGGACGCCACGGTGGTCTTTGGGTCGGCACCGGGTCCTCGAGCGCAGATGCACGTCTGGGTCAGCCCAACCTACATCGGCATGACCGAGGGGCCCAGCGACATACCGAAGGTGAGGTCGGGCCAGTGAAACCGTTCAACTGCGCCGTCTCGAATGTCGATGAACTGCTCGACGCCCACGCCTACGGGCCGGGCGCGCTCATCCGCTGGGAGGCCTCCCCCGACGATGGCGTGACGTGGGCCGAGGGCGGAACGGTAGCGCTGGTGACGGCTCAGACCACCTATCGCATCTGGGATGTGACCGGCGTAGACACCACGATCTACCGAACGCGCATCTCTACCGCGCTTTGGCCGGCAGATGCGACCAGTCCGAGCGGCTATTCCGACGCGACCGCGCTGGCTGACGGTTGGCCCACTCTCGACGAGTTCAAGCAGCGCATAGACATCCCCGACGACGACACGGACTGGGACGGAACGGAATCCGGTAGCGCATCGCGCCTCAGTCGCCTGCTGGCGGCCGCCATCGCGCAGACCAAGGCCCGGATCGGCGATTGGGACGACACGACGGATACCCCGACGGAGAGGCAGGCGCAATCGGCCCTCGAACTGGCCTGCGAGTACGCCATGAAGACCCCGGACATCGGCCGACGCATTAGCCGCTCACAGCAACTCCTGATGGGCAGCCGGAACAGGTTTGGCACGGCATGAATGCCGCTTCGGTCAAGGGTGGCCCGGAACTCCGAGCGCGATTGCAGTCGCTCGGCTCCTCACAGATGCGGCTCGATATAACCCGGACCTGGCAGGGCAACGCCTCGATAAACATCAAGACCCGCGCGCCGCATCGCACCGGCAAGGGCATGGCCTCGATCCGTCCCGGCTTCCTCTCGGACATGAAAGCCTTCGTACTCGGTGCCTTCTGGCTGATCTTCATCGATCGGGGCACCAAAGCCCACGACATCAAGGTCCAATCGCTCTCCGGGAGTGGCCGCCAGTGGGGCACCTCAGCCCAGCCCGAAGGCCCGGAGAGGGGCTACGGCGGTCCGAAGGCCCTGGCTTTCAAGATGGGCGGCCAGACGGTCTTCGCCAAGAAGGTCCACAAGCGGCGGCAGGGCCGTCGGCCTTTCATCACCGAGGGGGCCCAGAAGGCCCTCAGCGGGCTGCCCGATGTGATCGTGACGACGTGGAACCGTAAGCGGGCCGGCCGTTACACGAGGATGCCATGAGCACGCTTAACGCCGATCTGCGAGTTGGGGCCGTGGGCCTGCTCAAGGATTACGCCGCGACAGCAGGCGTGAAACTCGCGACCTCGCCCGGGCGTCCCGGGCTCATGGACGTCCTGCCGCGCGCTTTCGTGGACACGATGACCTCCAAGATCGCCTACGACGGCCTGATGCGCCAGACGCCTACAGCCGTCGTCCTGGTCGTGTGGGGCCTCTTCGATTCGGCGGTCGCTGTCAAGCAACGTGACGCCTTTGTGGACGGCTTTATCGACTGGTGGGCCGCCAACAAGGACGCCGCCGGCCCTAACACCGTCTCGGGCGTCACCGCCATCGAGGATCTTCCCGCCTATATGCCGGACTGGATCAAGGGCGGCGACCAGACGGCCTATTTCGCAACCGCTTTCACCGTGGAGGGCTATGGCGAGTAGGGGCGATCGGTAACTCCTCCACGACCCGCGCCGGTCGGTAGGCGCAGCACATTTGGAGAGGAGAACCTACAGATGAGCATCGAGGGCTTCACCCGCAATCGCAGGCACCAGTTCGGCCGCCAGGTCGCCTTCGGCACCGTCGTCGCGGCCACCCGCGCTTACAGCGCCAAGGGCACGCCGTCGGTAGACCTCAAGTGGACGGATCCCGAAGTCGACACCGGCTCGATCGATCCGGTGGTAGCCCCGACCCGCGAGGCCCCCGACCTCGGCGCCTCGCTCAACTTCCCGAGCCTCCACTACAACGACCTGCCGCTCATCATGTGCGGCATCTTCGGCGGGGGCGAGACTCCAGCGGGCGCCGGCACGGCCAAGACCTGGACGCACAAGCCGGACCCGGCCGCGCCCGAAGACCCCGACCCATTCAGCTACGAGTTCGGCGACGACGTGACCTCCGACTGGTATCAGTTCGGCGACGGTCACGAGGACTCGGTCGAGATCACCGGCCCCGATGGGCTTGGCCCGCTCTCGGCCACGACTGCCTGGAAGTTCGGCTCGGTCGCTTCCACCGGCTCGACGGACCAGCCGGTCACGGGTTCGGTGCCGACGGCGCTCTCGGTCGCCCAGAACGAGGCGATCGTCTACCTCAAGGATCTGTCGGTCTACCTCGCCGCCACAGTCGCCGGGCTGGGGGCCGGACAACTGTCGGACACGGTCCACTCCTTTGTCCTGCGCATTACTCAGGCGTGGGACGAGAAGCGCTGGGCAAACGGCGACCAGTCGTTCGACATCGACGCCCTGGGTCGCGGCGCTCGAGCAATCGAGGTCGAACTGACCTGTTCCAAGAATTCCAAGACCGTCGGCACGGGTTCACTCTCCGACGACTGGCTCTCCGAGGGCGTCCACGACGCCTACCTGCGCCTCAAGGCCGTCTCCAAGGTCGTCGCCCAGTCCGGCCCGCCCCCCGTCCCGTATTCCTGGCAGGTCACGCTGCCGGTTCGGGTCTACACCCGGACCGACGGCGAGAGCGGTGGCAACTCGACCGTCGTGCTGACCGCTCATGCTTACTACGAGCCGTCGACGTTCGATGGCGTCTTCGAGTCGGTGGCCGTGACGACGATCGCCGACGACGATCTCGGCGCATAGCCGTGGACGTCACGATCAGGTGCGTCTGCTCAGGCCACCACCCGTTCGACACCGTCACGCTCCGGGATCGGCTGGACTTCCGGACGGCCTTCACGATCCGCAATGAGGTGGCCGGGCTGAACGAAGACGGCCACCTCAGGCCTGCGGAAGCCCTGGCGACCCTCACGGAGTGCTACGTCGTCTACGGCGTGGAGTCCTGGAGCCTCACCGAGGAAGACAAGCCCCTGCCCGTCTCTCGTGAGGCGATCGAGCAGTACCTCCTTTCCGATCCCCTCCTGGCGATGCCGATCGCCGACGCCGCAGACAGCCTCTACAGCGCGACCATCCTCCCTTTAGTGGTGAAGGTCGAGCCCTTCTCGAAGCCTACGCGGACAAGAGGCTCGACCTCAGCGAAGCGGACAAGGTCAACTGCCCCGAAGCACTCCTCGCGATCCTCGACTACCACTACCCCGACGGCCGCCATAGGGACGACTTCCTGACCGCCCGCTGGCGGATGCAACTGATCGCCGAGTTGGAGGTCGGCAGGACGGTTCGATTGGTCGGGCAGGCGGAGGACGAAAAGGTGGCGAAGTTGAGGAAGGCGACGCATGGCAACCGCTGAAACCGCGCGGCTCATCGCCTCGCTGGAACTCCAGGACCATCTCTCCGCGGGCGTCAAAACCGCCGTAGGAGCGGTGGGGGGACTGGAGTCCGGCCTGGGGCGGCTCGGCGGCGCGCTGGGGCATGCGAAGAACCAGATCGGGGGCCTGATCTCCGGGCCCCTGGGGATCATCGGCCTCACCGGAGGCTTGTACGAGCTCCAGAACATCATCCGCCAATCCACGTCCTACGCCGACTCGTACGCCGAAGCGATCGAGAAGATGGCGGGCGTCACCGGTTTGGGCGCCACCAAGGCCTCCGAACTCGTGGCCGTCTTCAGCCGGTTCGGGATCGATACCGACACTGCCACGACCCGCATCGGCTTCCTCGAGAAGACGATGGGCACCCTGACGGCCAAGGGCACGACCTATTCCGCCTTCGTCAAGCAATACGCCTTCCACCTCGGAGCGGTTTCCGGTGGGTACAAGGCCGCCGCCGCCAATGCCCACGGCTGGATCGACGCCGAAACGGCTCTCGAACAGTTGGCCGACTACTGGACGAATACCGGCATCTCCGCGACGGAGAAAGCCGCCCTCGCAGCCAAGCTGTTGGGCCGTGGCTACATCGACATGGTCCCGATCCTCAATCTCGGTTCCAAGGGCATCAAGGATCTGATTCAGAACGCCGACGATCTCGGCTTGGTCATGTCCGGGGCGGACCTCGAATCACTCCAGAAGTACCACGAGGGCATGGGGTCCCTGGGGATGGCCGGCGATGCCCTCCGGTTGCAAATCGGCATCGGCCTGGCCCCCGTCATGACGCGCTTCGCCGGGGACATCACCAACTGGGTACGAGCAGGCGGAGCGAAGGAAGTCGGACAGTGGTTCCGGCAGGGTGCCCAATTCGCGCAGGACATGGGCAAGGTCATTCAGGATGATCTGATCCCGGCCTTCGTGTCCATCCGGGACTGGTGGAACGGCCTCCCGGACGACTTCAAGAAACTCCTGATAGGCGGCATCGTGGCCCAGAAAGCCTCCTCCTGGCTCTTTGGAGGCGGAGGCATCATCGGGGCCGCAACGTCGCTCCTGGGGGGCCTGGGAGGCACCGCAGCGAAGGCCACGGGCCTGGGTGGCGTCCAGCACGTCTGGGTTGACAACCCCGGGTTTGGGGCTGGTGGCGCAGGCGGGGTCGGCGGACTCATTCCGAAGGCGGGCCCTCTTACCGGGGCTGCCGCAACATCGACCGTGGGCCAACTCATGGCCGGTGACGCTGGAGTATCTCTCCTTCCCGCTCTTGGTCTTGGTGGACTTGCGCTGGGTATCAACACGCTCACGTTCGTCGTGGGCGAGAAGATCATGGAGATCACCGGGAAGTCCGGCCCACAGACCACCCGCACTAACCCGATCAGCGGCCAGGTCTACACCGCAACCAACCCCACCTTGCCGATCAACAACATCACAGACCCGACGAAATACGGTCCCTACGTCGGGATCACACCCGACCAAGGAAAAGGCGCACTCGGTCTGGCTCAGGCTGCCGCGCAGTACATCGCTGGCATCGGGTCGCGCGTCTCGGGCGCCCAAGGGAAGACGTTCGGGCAGGCGGGGATGACCGCCCTGGGTGCCTCGATCGTCCAGGGCTCCAAGACCGAGGCCAAGGGCCTGACGGCCAAGGAGATCACCAACGCGATGCGCGACGGTATCTCAGGCGCCTCCATCCAGGTCGTAGTCACAACCCGGGACATCTCGAGCGGTCAGAAGACGGCCACCAGCTACCACGTAGGAATGAACCCGTCATGACGATCACGTTCAACTACGCCGGCGCTCCGCTGATAGGTGTCCGGGCCCCCGGGGGATCGGAGCCTGCCTGGCAGTTCGTCGAGGCGGCGGACCGTGGCGACGCGGCCATGTCGGGGTTCAATCTGGACGATACGGCGAGTTCGTGGGCTATGGTGGGGCTCAAGGACATCTACGCCGAAGAGTCGCTTGCCACACCGCACCGGTTCTTCATGGGGTACATGGCCGACCGCTCCATCGGACGTGGGGCCGCGCTACTGACTGGCGCCGACCGGCAGTGGCAATGCAACGTGGTGGACCTCAACTCCCGCCTCTCGGACGTAATCATCAAGTCCACCGGTTCCAAGCGGCCGGCCGAGTCCGACACGGCGCGGTTGAACTGGCTCAAGGGCTATCTGACCTCGGCCTGGTTCAGCACCGGCTCGCTCTACTCTCCCGGAGGGACGTCGCTTGACGCCGCCGACTACTACGGCCGGACTCCCCATGACGTGCTCGCGGATGCGTCGAACGAGTCCAATTACACCTTCTATCTCTACTGGGACGGCACCAAGATTTGCCTCGCCTACCACCCAGTAGTGTGGTCCGGCAACACCGCGGCGGCCTCGATCTCCAACGTCTTCGGAGCAGCAAACGGTTCGACCGTGTTCGCGCCCGCCGCAGGAGACAGGCTGGTCCGGGATCCCCAGCGGGTCTATTCCGGATGCCTCTTCGAATACGCCGGCGGGCGGGTGTACGTCACGAATCCCACCACGGCGTCGAACTTCCGGCAGCGCGAGATCCGCGCCACCGACATGACCGTCGGCAAGCCTGCCAGTGCGAAGCGCCTGGCGACGGCGTATCTCGCGAGGTGCGCGACCGAAGAGGACCACATGACGGTCCACCTCGCCAATGTCCCTCCGGCGTCTCTGGGCAAGATGCGCCCCGGTCAGAGAATCAGCGTCCGACTGTCCGAAGTCGACGGCTATACCGCCGGGACCTACATGGCGATCATCCGCCGTGGCGTGGGCCCGGTTGCCGGTGGGCTGTACGACGTGACGCTCGAACTCCGCAATCCGATCCTGACCGGCTTCTGGGGGGTAGGTCACAAGCAAGGCATCCTCAATCCCAGTACCCGAGCTCTCAATGTCGGCCTCTCGACCGCGCAGGCGGCCAGCGGGCAGGCGTCCAACCCGATCGTGAACTCCCAGATGACCGTGGCCGCGCCTGGAGTTCTCACGGGCGGGACCTCGGTGACCGACGAGGCGGGCCAGAACGACGAACTGCCCTGGTACACCGTCGTAAACAACGCCGGCGCCCCGACTCTCACGGTGGTCGAAGACCCGCTCTGGCCCGGTGAGAACTACATCCTGGTCCAGTTCAACGCCCTCAGCGATTCGGCCATCATCGCCACCGACGCATTCCCCGTGGGGGCTAACCAGGCCCTCCAGCTCATCGTCACCCAGGCGGCCCTGGTCAAGGACGGCTCCACGCTCCAGCGGGGCTTTTCCGTGGACTGGCTCGCCGGCGACGGCACGACGGTGATCTCCAACTCGACCATCGCGGACGACACGTTCGCCGAGGCCGGGGCGGACTACACCCTCCCGCAGACCACGGCGCAGATCGGCTCTCCGATCATCGCCCCGGCCAACGCGTCCTTCGGCCGCCTGATCGTGACCCTCACCGAGACGGCCGGCCACAACGCCGCCAACTACTGGGAATGGGGCGGCTTCAAGCTGCTCCAGCTCTCGTCGGGCCAGGTGCTCGCCACCACCATCACGGCCTCGGGTGCGGTCGAGTTCATGTCCACCGTGTCCCTGGACAAGACCGCCGTCATGACGCTCCAGGCCGGCGTACAGCCGCCCCTTGCGGCGCCGACGCTCTCGCAGGGGCTCGCGGCACCATTAAGTCTGGCGGCTACGCCGGGGTGGGTTGACGTTCAGCCGGGGGCGGGATTCTACGACCCTGTCGGGGGCGTCAGTGGTGCCACGCCCTGCTATGTCCAGGTCCAAGGGAATGGCAGCACATTCCGGGTTGCGGAGTGGACCCTGGCGACCGGGGCGCTAAACCGGACCACGACTCTGGGCGCATGGGGCGGCGGGGGCACGCTCTTGGGCATATTGGGCATCACCCGGATCGGGACCTCTTGGTACCTGACGGTTCAGAACGATTCCGCTCCTGACTTCCTCGCTGTGGTCACTCGGGCCACGGGCGCCTTCTCGGCCTATCTGAACATCAGCGCACGCTTCTATTCCGACTCAGGTGGCTTGCCGATTGCCACCGATGGCTCGAATCTGTTTGTGATGGGCCTGGCGACGTCCGCTCTCACGGGACGGGTCGTGAAGTTCTCTACCGTCCCTGCCTATACCTCGACCCAAGCACTCACTCTGCCGACCGCCCCCGGGGGCGCGGGCCTCGTTTCTTTCGCGGACTTCGCCATCGCCGATGATGGTGATGGAGCCGGCACAACGTGGTGGGCCGACATCTACTGGGACAACTCGACGGCCTACAACGTCTACCAGTTCACGATCGCCACCGGAGCAGTCGTCGCGGGCACCAGTTGGCCGGGGATGTCATTCGGCAGCGGCCTATACCCGATGGGCCTGATCTGGGACGGCGCCAACTTCCGTGAGTTCGATGGGGTCTATCAGACCCTCCAGACCTACTCGAACCTGGCCGGCGGCAAGGCGTGGCTCTCTTACGCCTGGTACGACGACGTAGGCACGGCTCACGAGACCTCAGTCAGCCCGCGAGCCTCGATCACGATGGTGGCCCGGCGGAACCTCAGCATCACCACGGCGGCCATCCCGGTGGGAGGAGCGGACGATCCGGACAAGGTGCGCGTTTATATGGTCTACGGCTCCACCGACCCGGGGCCGACGCACTACCACCTCCAGACGACCGACGCGCTGACGAACAGGACCCTCACGGGCTACAACGTCGCCGGCGCGGCTGACGGCGGCGGAACGGCATTCCCGGGCGGCACGGGAGCGGAGATCAAGTCGGCCCTCGCCACGACCGACCTCAAGGGCGACGGGACGGTCATCATCGGGGGGATCACCGTCGCCGCAGCGGGTGTTCCCAATCACGCCCCCACGGCCGTGACCTCATTCAGCGGCTCTTGGGTGAACTACGGTGGCGCCACGCGAGCGGCTGCCTACTGGAAGGATGACCACGGCGTCGTCCACCTCCAAGGCGTCATCAAGTCGGGGACGATCAATACGGCGGCGTTCACCCTGCCTGTCGGGTTCCGGCCGTCCGGAACGGCCTATTTCTCCTGCCCGGCCAACAATGCCTTCGGCGCGCTCAACATCACCTCTGCGGGGGTGGTCACTCCGGCCGCGGGAAGCACGACGTGGTTCGCCCTGGATGGCGTCACATTCGAGGCCGACAACTAGAGCAGGGCCGCCTCGACCGTGAGCGCGACCAGATAGGCGCCGGGACCCGAGGGATGGATCAGATCGCAAGTGAGAGCGACCGACCATGCCCCATCCGGCATCGCCAACTTGTTCCACGAGTCGATCAGGCGGGCACCGCTGGCTACGGTCAGCGTGCGGAGGTCAGCGTTGTAGGCCGCCACCGCCGCGTCTGAGGACTTGCCCCACGGCGCCTCATACGGCGGGATCGTCAGCAGCCAGACGGTCGCGCCGCTCGCTTGTGTTTGGCCGATGATGCTGCCGAGGTTGGCGAGGGTGATCGTCCTCGGTATGCCTCGGTTCACGTCGTTCGTCCCGGCCATGACCGCAACGTCGGTGGGGTGGTAGGCGAGAACGTCGGACTGGAGGCGGGCGAGCATCTGTGTCGTGTCGTTCCCCCCGACCCCTGCATCGTGAACGAGCATCCCGGGAGGCAGCAGGGTCGGCCATCCGGCTCCGCAGGGGTTCGTCGGTGCGGTGATGGAGTCGCCCAGCGTCACGAGACGGATCGGGGCTTGGCTCGCGGACGGAACTGGCGTCGGGCTGGCGGTCGGCGCGACGGAGGCCGCCGGTGCCAGGGCCTGAGCAGGCGCGGCGCAGGCTGCCACGAGCAGCGCCAGGAGTGCGAAGCGCTTCATGCTCGTGGGACTCACTCCGTGGCGTCGAGGTTCACCAGAGTCGGGGCTGGCCGAGCAGGACCCACATGATCGCGAGTACGACGAGCCCCAGCACGAAGTTGATGACGTAGAAGCGCAGGAACCGGCCCTTGTCAGTCTTGGTCTTGCTCTGACGTGCAAACCAGTCGTCCATGACGGTCTCCCTCTAGTGGTGGACCCCTACGTCGCCTGTCTAATGGTCAATCTGACGTCAAGTGGTTAGCGTCTTTCCGGGCCGCACAGGCCAGAAGGGGTGTCGGGGTGGATGAGCATGCTGGGCTCATTCCGTTGTCTCCGGAAGAACGCGAGGGGTGGCTCCGGCTGCGTTTCCTGGTTCGCCAAGGACTCCTGCGACCAGGGTCCGCACCGACGCCTCCAACTCCGAGAGGCGTCCGCGATCTTCGGTTCTCCAGGAACGAAGCTCGTCAACGAGGGCTCCTATAGCCTCCGTCTGCGCCGTGAGGGCGGTGACCATCGGGTCTGCGAACTCGGGATGTCCTTCGGGGCCGCCGCCGAAGTAGGCCCTTAGCGCCTCCGCCTCCTCCGGAGCCACGTTGCGCGTGCCGGACTCGAGGGCCTTGTAGACCGCGACGCTCTTGGGACTCAGCCCCAACAGGCCGTGCAGGTTCTCCCACGCCTGGACCGCGCTCCAATCGCGCTCCCGGCGCATCTGGTCGAGGAACCTTCCCCAGTCCCCCTTGGGTCCATGTAGTGCTGGGCGGTATGCCATGTGTGCAGTCTGCCATGCGGCTGACACCTGTCAATGTCGGCTGCGCGCGGTGCGCGCTGTCAACGCGCTGACAGTTAGCAAGCGTCAGAACTAGTTGACAACTGGCAGACGAACGCCTAATCTCTGGGCATGAACCCACTCGGACAGCAACTCAGGAACAGACGCCGCCTCGCCGAGGTCTCCACGGTCGTGATGGCGAAGCGGTTGGGCATCTCCCGACAGACCCTCTGGCTGATCGAGCACGACGAGCCGACTGCCAAGCGATACGCCTACAAGTACCGCAAGGCGCTGCGTGACGGCAACCTGACGTCAGAGGTTGCATCATGAAGCCACTGCGCTACGCCATCGTCCTGGCCGCGGTCCTGATCGTGGGCTCATGGTTCCTCGGTCCCATCTTCGCCACGTTCCCCGTTGTGGGTGTGGCGCCCTTCGGCCTTGCTGCGTGGGCTCTCCGATGACACCGCGCGGCGCCAGCCCCCGCGCAATTCCCGCCGAGCTAGGCGTACCCCTCACGTCTGGCTCGGCGCCTTCCGCAATCTCCGCCGGGCCAGAGGTGACCCCTGGTCGGTCCCAGCGTCAACGACCTACGGCGCCGCTGGGTTGTCTAGCCTCTGCCCGGCCTTTCATCCCGTCGTGAACCGGCATCCCATCTTCCTGCCGACTCACAAACCCTTCCTGTCTCTGAGGAAGCGGGATCCTCGAATGGACCGGTATATGTCAATGCTCGCCGACCTCCGTACTGAGGCGCAAGGCAACTAACCCGAGGGTTCGTCACAGTGGCCCTTACTTCGCCGACCGTCCGTGTTCGGAAACCGCCTGAACCCAAAGTGACTCTAGAACTCCGGCGCTACATCTTGGAAAGAGACGGGATGTGCTTCCTCCATCGGCCGGAGGTTGATCCGAATGGGATTCACGTTTGCCGTGACCAATGGGGCAACCGGCACTCCGCTTGGAACCTGAGCCGCCTGACCCTCGATCACGTCAAAGATGAGTTGGGGATGGGCAAGCGAGCTCCCTCAGACAAACGTCACCTCGTGGCGATGTGCCACGCCGGCAATACCAAGCCGCCCACGGCGATCGAGCGCGAGGCCGAGCGGAAGTACCTGGCGGAGGTCGAGCCATGAGCGACACCCGGCCCCTCTACTATGCCGTCTGGCACTACTCCAAGCGTATCCGGTACGCCGACGCATTGTGTGACGCCATCCAAGCCGGACACCCCGTCTACATAGAGCCGTTGAAGGCGTTGGGTTGGGGTCCGGTCGATATGGCGGAATGCCTCGCGGACGCACGCCAGAGCGAACAAGAGGACCTCGAGTGCTACCCCGACCACATCTGGGGCGACGCGGCGCTTACCACAACCGAAGATATCGAGTCGGTTCACGCCGATATCCAATGGACCCTGCGCTCTATCGCCCATGATCTTCACGTAGCTGCGGTTCGCAAGAGGTGGGGACATGAGGCCTGATCTGTCGGAGAGGACCGGCCTGTCCAAGTCGGCGCTGATCGATTTCGACCTGTGCCAGCAGCGGGCCTGGTTCAGCCTCCACGATCCCCGACCCTACATTCCCAACCCGGACATGACATTCGGGTCGTGCGTCGATCGAGGGGTGGAAGTCCTGGTGGAGTGCGCCCGGGCAGGTATCCCGATTGACCTCCCACGAGCCCTCGCGGCGGCCGCAGAGGCGCAGGAACGCGACGGCATAGAAGTAGACCAGGACGAGGTGGAAGTCGCAGTACGGGCCTTCTACGACGACGAGGCGCAGCCGCCGGCGAAGAAGGGCGAGGAACGCCAGCGAGCTCCGCTCAACGACCACGATTGGGCCTTCTGCCGGAGGCAAGCTCACATCCACGTCCCTATATGGGACCTCGGAGAAGTGGACGGGCACCCGGATCTAATCCTCGCGTCGAATGAAATCTACGACGTGAAGACGGCCAAGCGGCGCAAGTACACCGCCCGAACTTTGGAACTGATCCTGTACGCCGTCATGGTCGAAGAGGACACCGGCCTGATCGTGCCGGAGGTGGGATACCTCGCCTGGATCCGTCTCAAGACGCCCTACTGGCAAACCATCTCCACGTTCGTCACGGATGACATGCGCGGCTGGGCCTACGAACGAGTCGCGGCCTACATCCGAGCGGTGCGAGCTGACGAAGTGTTGAACCGTAATCAGAAACCCCAGAACTGGACCTTCCCCGGCGGCGTCATCAACGGCCGCTTCTGCCAGGGATGCCGGTTCAACCCCCTGTATGGGGGACCTTGCAAGATGGCCGTCGCGGAGGAAGAGGATGACTGACCCGATCGAAGCCGAGTACACCGAACGGGGTATGACCACGATTCCTCAGCCCGTCGGTGTGCGCGCACTGGCGGAACTAAGCGACGCGGAATTCGAGCGCAATCTGGAGGCGATCAAGAAGGGCCAACAGCGCCTCAAGCAGATGCAGACCGCCCTCCTGATCGATGAGGTGGACTACGGCAACGTTCCTGGTGTGGATAAGCCGAGCCTCGCCAAGCCGGGCGCCGAAAAACTCTGCCTGGCTTATGGGCTCGTGGCCCGAATCGAAGCGAAGTCGATGCCCGGCGACAGTGTGACCACTCCCGGAATTGCCTATGACGCAACCTGTTGGTTGCATGTCGGCTCCTTCGATGGTCCAGTCGTTGGTATGGGGAAGGGCACCTGTTCGAGTTGGGAGGTCAAGTACCGATACCGGGACGATCGATTGAAGTGCCCGGAATGCGGCAAGGACCTCCGACACTCTAGGCCGCCGCGCAGCGGTTGGTATTGCTGGCGCGAGAAGGGTGGCTGCGGTTGGCAGACGGCGAAGGATGACGATCCGGCTGTAACTGAGCAGCACGTGGGTCGGATCGACAACCCGGACCCGCACGACCTCGCCAACACGATCATGAAGATGGCCGAGAAGCGCGCTTATGTCGATGCGACGCTGCGCACGACTGGCGCGTCGGGGATCTTCACGCAGGACATGGAAGAGAACGTGCCCAGCGAGCCTAAGTCGCCGACCACCCCGGCTCCAGCGGCGAGTAGAGCCGCCCCGCCCCGGTCCCAGAACGCCGCGGCCAACGTCCCGGCCGAGCCTTCTGCCGCCGACTTGGCCGAGCT